GCAATGCAAAAATAAGTCCAGTAGGTCCAGACATTGGTTGTACACCACAAATATCATAAGCGATAAGTTGTGGCATTGCACGCCGAACCATTGAAATCAAAACTGGGTCTGCGAAATCTACTCCGACCTGACCAGCATCTGTTCCACTAGCAGCACCAGAACCTACTGTTGTAGTAGTACCCATAACTGTGATTGGTACTGCTTCCGAAAGAAGACCTCCCCCTTGTTGATCTTGTGAATATTGATTCTCAACATTCTCTAGACATAAAGCAGTCACTGCTCTTCGATGTGCATCCTTGATCGTAGGAAGATCGGGATGGTCAAGAACAGGTGCCCATTTTTTGTTAATATTTTCTGAGAGTTGCATTTTTAAAACTCCTATAATTGTTTAAAAACTATTGTAAAAAAATTACTTACGAGCAATTGCCTTGCTATAAGCTTCCATGATGTTATTCATTTTAGGGGTTTCTTCCGTTACCTCTTCTTCTGATACAACATCTTCTTGTTCAATATTTTCATCCTGTTTAACTTGATTAGGGAAATAACTCTCCTTAATCATTTTTACCTTATTCTCAAAATCGTCGGCGTTTTCTTCATAAGTAACACCATCAATTAAAGATTTCATTTTCTCAGCTTGTGTATCTGCAAGGTCATCACAGACTTCTTCGAGAATCTTATCTTTTCGATAATCATTAAGTTCATCTTTAACTTTAACATTTTCTTGAATTTGAGAATTCAATTTTTCCTCTAATTCCTCAACTTTGTCAAAAAGATTTTCTACAATGTCAACCTTTTCGTCTGGAACTTCGATATAATGTTCTGTGAAGAGATTCTTTAATCCCCCCATGAACTCTTCGGTAATTTCACTTCTCAAGGAACTTTCCAATGCAATTTCATTTTCTTTCATCCACTCTTCAACTACGTAGTTGAGGTATCCGTCAACTTTTTCAGTCAACTCATCACGGAATGAAACAATTTCTTCTTGCAAGTTTTCTTGATATTCTTTTTCAAGTTCATCAATTTTTTCACTTGATGCTTCCATTACTTTTTGATGTACTGCTGCCTCAAAGATTGTTGCGGCTTTTTCTTTGAACTCTTCTGAAAGTTCTTCACCTTGTACTAATGCATCAATGTCTTCTTTGACATTGATCTCAGGCATTGCAACTTTGATTTTCTTTTTCTTCTTACCAATGGCGATTGTATCACCTTCTGGTTTAGAATCATCTGGTTCTTCTCCACCAAGGTCTTCGGCTTCGATTACATCCAATAGGTCTTTGAAACGTTTTGAAACCTCTTCTTTTTTCAGTCCATTGACTTTATCAAAGAGAGTTTTAATCATTGCGGTTTTTGTAGAAGGCAAACGAACTTCTTCGACTTTATCTTCGTCAACTTGTTCTTCTGCAACCTGTTCTGGAGCTTCAACAAGTTCCTGTTCTTGTTCAGTCTCTTCCAGAACTTCTTCTTGGTTATTAATTTCTTCGGTCATTGAAACTCCTAAAATTTATAGTAATTTGTTACTGTTAATATTTATAAAAATTAAAGTTTAGACAATAAATTTTTAAATTCATTGAGTTTAACTTCTTCAAGTTCTCTTGAAGATGCTTCTTGAATGTTTTGTCTTGCACGTTCTAGTTCCTGAACATGTAATACACCATTCTCCCAGATCCATTCCTTGCCTTCCATAATACCTTCAACGAAAGCATTTGGAGCAGAAGGGTCTGCAACAATATCAGCAGCAGTTGCAAGATAAAAATCATCTTGAACAACTTGTGCTTTCTTGTTTGGTTTGAGTGTTCCCATACCTCTTGAGGAAACACCCAATCTTGCACCTTCGTCAATCAAACTTTTTACAATTTGCCCGTTAGGTGTATCAAGAATTTTTGCTCTTCCAATAAAATTCTTCCCATCCTCATTCAATTCTGTAATCATATGTGACACACGATCAAGATTTACAGTTGGCCCGTCTGGATGTCCCAATTCTCCGAAAGCTCGTTTTGGTTCAACATATTCTTTTACGTAGCGTTTAACTTCTTTTTGAAGAACTTCTTTGGGGTAAATTCGTCCGTTTTTATTTTTCTGTTCGGACTGCATGAAAATACCTTCAATAAAATATTGTTTTGCTTTTCCGGCACCTTCTTCGATTAATTCATAATCTACTGATTCAGTAAGTTCGCAGATTAATTTCATATTTGCCTTGTTAGTTTGCGTTACTCAATGCAAAATCCAATATTTTCATGAACGATTTAGTATCCTTATTCATGTTGTTTTGCATTTTTTTCTTGTTAGAAGTATTTAGAGAATCGTAGGTTTTCAATATCTGTACCGCTGACTCTGGGTCAATTGGAACTTCTGTGCCAGATTTGAATTTGATATCCATCTCTTTTTTCTTCTTGGCAATAGTTCGTAACTGGTCAACAACATCTTCATCCAAAACAGTTACCATTCGTTTGAACTTATTCTGTTCTATTGTTTTGGTAACAACTGGTATTCCCAAAAATGTTTTGAGGTCTTTTAGTGTTTTCATTATCCTGACCAAACCCCAACTGCTGATAATAATATATCGGGATCAGCCGCAAAAATTTTATCTGTTGCATCTTTACGAATCAATACACTTTCACCTCCAGCTACAGTAAGTGTTCCAATATCCGTACCACCAGATTCTTCCAATGTTACTAACCTTGCAGTAGTTCCAGAATTCACACAACGTACAATTCTTGCAGAACCAACATTAGAAGCTGCACCCGAACTTGTTCCGGCTGCGGCCTCTGTCCCTTTAAGTATTAAAATTGGTTGACTCATACTTGTACCTCCGTAGTTTCGGCCTCTGGTTCTGTTATGGGTTCTGTTATAACCTCTTCAGGTTCTGCTTCAACTTTATCTGCAAACATGTTCGTGGAAACTTCTTGTTTTTTAGTTGCAAGCATATCTACAACTTTAGAAGAAATTAAATGACCAAAAGCGTCATTTACCTTTAGGGGGTTATTTTGCATTGAATAATCTACAATATCTACTGTTGAAAATTCTTTTTGTTGTTCTGTTTCTGACATGATTTCTCCGAAAAATTATCTATTAATATTTATAAACATTAAACATTATCATCTTGTTCTTCACCTTCATTTTCACCTTCTTCTTCACTTTCCATCTCCGCTTTTATTTTTTCATCTTCTATTTGAACATCTTCTTCTGTCTGGCGGAGAATATTCGTTCTAAACCATTCTTTTGAATAATATTTCCCAACAAAATCTTCCATATCTCTTGCAATTGTCATACGTTGTGTCATAATTTCTTGTTGTTTTAATTCTGTATAAAAATGATCAGAAGAAAAGTCGTATTGAATTTGATCTCTAATTGCACTCCATTCACCAGCCGTCATGATATTTTTGAGAATCAATTGTTTTTCCATGATTTCTTGGAAAAGTGTCGAAAACCGAATCTGCAATTTATTCACAAATTTACTGAAAAGCAACTCGTCCCTAGTAATCTCACTTTCTCTCCCCAAAGAGAATCCAGAGTCGGCCTCTAGACGAGATACAGGAACGTGCATTGCTTTGTACATTTTTCTTTGAAAGTATTCTACATCATCCAACTGTCCCAAATTTTCACCGCCAGGAAGTGTGGTAATTTCTGTTCCTCTTCCACCTTCTCTTCGTGGCAACCAATAATCTTCTAACATCGATTGATGTCGTCTATCGTCTTTAATTTCACCGGACGAGGCATCATATACAAGCTTATTTTTATATCTTGTCATAATATCTTTTAGATACTGCTCGGCTTTTTGCTTGGGTAAGTTACCTACATCAATATAGAATATTCTTCGTTCTGGTGCTCTTGCTATTCTATAAATTACAACAGCATCTTCCAACATTCTTAATTGATTTAATCCTTTAATGGCTTTATGTAAATGAGAAACAACGAATTTTTTATCTCTTGTCATTATTCCTGAATGAGCCATTATAACAGAATCTGGCGCTACTTTAACACCTACTTGACTTGGTGTTAATAATCCCTTTTCATTAAACAAATAATACTCTTCAAATTTAGGTAATTTAAATGTACTAGGTGAAACTTTTTGATTTGGACTTATTTGTCTAACTTTTTTAATTTTAAAAGAATCAATCAATCTTAG